CGGCCTGGCCTATGGCCAAGTTCTGTGCAGTCAGCCTTTCCTCGAAGCGGCGGGATCCGGCGGATCTGTTGATACGTTCGCTTTCGAGATTCCTTGCTCTGTTAAGCCCCGCACTCACTGCTTCGCGGGGTGCTTCGTCGCCTTGTTGAAAGAGGCGGAAGCCGAGCCGCCGGGCATTTATCTTGCTTTCGGCAAAGCGCTCCCCCAATGCAGCTCTCTGGCGTCCGAGATCGCGGCCCTCGGCTACCACATCGAAGCCGCCCCCCTTGAGAGCCTGGTTAAGCGGCTGCACAAGGGCGTCCGTCGCAGGTGTGGGAATGGGCGCCTCTTTGCGTACTGTGTCGCCTGTGCCTGTAAATATGTCTTTGAAAAAGCCCATATTAAGTTATGTATCCGATAACTTTGACTGTGTGAGTTGTCGTATTGTTCGTGCATCCATGCTGGATTACCCCGTTGGAATCGGTGAACAGGGTTATATAGCCGTATTTGCCTGCATTCTGGGGATGGAACGACGAGCCGCCGGTGGCAAAGCCGCTTGTGTGAATGTGGTCCAAAAATGTTGCCGAACCCTGGCCTTTCGGTTTGGCCGCGTATGGTGCACTGCCTGAATTGGAGGTTATTTCCAACTGAACCAGGGCCAGGTTTGAGCCGACTGTACCTGAGAGATCGAGGTCCTGGAACGTGTTGGCCGCTGTCAGGGTCGTATTGAAGACCGTTGCGGCGCTGGCGGACGTGGCTTTGTGATTGTCGGTGTAAGCCTTGCCCGCCTGCTGACTGGCGATTCTCGTATCGGAGTCCGCTGCGAGGGTGTCGTCGGTGTCGATGACATTGGCGGCGAAGTTGCTGGTGAGCAGTCCGGCTATTCTCGCCAACGGAACCGTGCTGGATGCGAGATTGCTGGCGTCGAAAGCATTGAGTGCCGTCAGGACATCCGTGAAGTTCTGATTGACTTCGCTGGCAACGGCTGTAGTGTCGGCTGCGAACGTATTGGTCACCGTGTAAGTCGTGCTCATAGTGTATCCCTATTAACTTAACTGGGGATGGGGAGTATTTTGTGGTAGATTTTGGCGAGTATCAATTCCGTATCCTGAGCATTGCTCGAATTGAGCGTGAGCTGCACTGATGGGGATTTGCCGCCCTTGGGGATTTTCTTATGTGCGTTTTGTGCAGCGACGGCACTGGATGCCCAATTGAAGTTGCCCCATGTGCCTTGTCCCCATACGAGCCATGTCGAATTGGCGCTTACGCTTCCTGTCCCGAGTACGAACGTTTTGCTCCGCTCGAACGAGCCGCCGTCAAATGAGAACGAGGCCACAATCGTAATACCGCTGCTCTTGACAAGAAGCGACAGTGAATTGACTATTTTCTCCGCTGCTTCGTGGCCGAGGAATAGATTGCCCGTGGCCAGTTGGATCGGTATATTCTGGGAGGTAGAGGCGTCGAAGTCCGTCTTGTTAAGGAAATCGGCAGTCCCTGCAAAGTCATGTTCCATTATGTACTTGTTCGTATTGTCGGCCGAGTACAGCGTTCCGTCCCAGCTCTTGAGATCGTTGGCCGCCCAGTCAAGAGAAGTCCATGCCCCGGCAAGGCCCTGTGCAAGCATGGCGCTACCGTGCTTGACATCCCACACGAGAGTCGAGGTGTTGGCCGTCTGGTTCGTCCCGGAGAATGAGAAGTATGCTCGCTCCTTGTGCAGCTCCGCTGTCGTATTAGCCCTCTGTGCAGTGGGAATGTCGGCTATGCGATCGCGAATGGGCTCCCCGATCGGCCAGGGCAAGTCGCCCGTTTTTGGATTGAAGGAGTTAAAATTGGCCCAGTAGATGTTGCCCTCATACTGCCAGCAGAGCCCGTTGCCCACATCCACAATTGAATCGAAAGAATCGCAACCAATGTCGCATATTTTGATGGGCTCGGGATTGGCAACGGGGTCTGCATTGGGAGTAATGTAGATTTGTTTTTCGGTGAACCAGTACATATCTCGCTGGAACGGCATGGGTCCCGTTAAAGGGTCGGGGAAATAAGCAAAGTCGAACGCGGCATAATAGTCCGGATTCCCTGTCTGACTCCATACACCCTTGTTGTTAAGCGCGCCCGCCGCACTGAGGCCGATACCCCATACACGGCCACCGTGAACGACGAAGTTCTTCAGTTTGGGCGGAGTGCCTGCGTCAAGTGGAGCTGCTACGCCCAGACTGTCGGTCGGCACTTGATCTGTGAAGGCCGTGCCGGCGGTGTATTTGCCGACCTGACGGTAGATTCCCAGGCTATTGTCCGGAGGAGAGCGATACACGAAGTTGTGAGTAGCCCCGGCCGGTATTGCAGGGCACTGGGTTAAAGCCGCACTGACGGTCGTGTTGGTGCTGACGACAGCGCCTGCAACGACCACACTATCGGAAGCACTCGGCCCGGATTCGCCGAACTTGGTTGACGTTCCGCTGTCGTCGTAGAATGCCGTGAACTTGTAATGGTATGTGCCGTTGAGGGTGATACCTTCCTTGTTGGCAGTGGCGGTGTTGGCAATGAGCAAGTTCGTAATGGTTGGAGCGGTAAGGCCCAAATCAGTCGATGCCGTATCGACGGTGCCGACCCATCGCTGGGGCGTGTCCTTGCCGTTGCAAAAGAGCATATCCTCGGCCTCATTGACACTGAACTTGGCAAAGCGAACCTTGAAGCCGTCGGTGAGATTGCCCTTTATCGTTGTGCCGCCCCCTTCGCCTGCCCATCTATTGTTGGACTCATCGTAGACCGACACCTCAAAGTTGGCCCCGGCGTCCCAGGCTGCAACACGAAAGTCCGTTCCTCGTAATTCTATGATCGTAAACGTGGATGGAGGCGCTGTGTTGGGGAGTATCGTGTCCTCGGAAGCGACCAGCCACGGACGATACGGCCCCCTGGTAACGAGTCTGCGGCTGGGGGTATGGTAGAGATTGCTCAGAGTAGTCTGCTGGTCCTGGCGAATTGCAGACGCAGGTTCCGCGCTGTTTAGACCACCAACGAAAGACTCTATCGAATAGGGTTGCCAGTTACTTGCCTGCTCACTGATGACAGCAGGCGCCGGCGGAGGGGAGAGGAACATTATACCAGTGCGTCACCAAATAATTTGCTCTTGTTGAGGGACCATGCGGACTGTCTCATGGCCTCGTATCGTGCCATGTTCTGTGCGTTAAGTACCGAATCTCTCTGAGTCGAAAAGCCTTTTGCGATTGCGTACTCGACGATTGCCGGTTGCCAAATATCCGGAAAATCGAACGTGTCGCCCACGGAGCTCATGTCAGTCGGTGTGCGATAATAGAACACGTTCAAAGCGCTTGTTCCTGTCGCAGTGGGGGGTATGACTTCGATATAGAGCTTGCCGGCGAATTCATACCATCCTGTCTGGCCGGTCGGTGTTCCCGACGAAGCCCCGTATTCGAAGGCGGCTTCATGTGAGAAGGTGGGCGACAGCGGCACGCCATTAAACTCTACCTTGAAGATAGCGACGGGGTTTGTAAGCGAGGTCGAGAGCAGAAAAGAGAAGCTGCTGTTGTCGGTGTTAATCGTATCGGTATCCTGTAACGCTCCTGTAGTCGCGCAGAACTCAGTTGCGCCGCGGTTGATGTATCGCAGCAGAACAGCTTCGTCGAAACTCAAATCGGTCGCGTCCTGAAGCTCGTCGCGGATTTTCGCAATTACGTCGGATCCGGTTGCCATTAGAATTCAGCCCTCGCTTGTGGACTGCGTAAGCGGGTGCCACCGCCCCGCATCTGCAAGTGTGAGGGGCCGCTGCGGCCTCTCTGCTTCTGTCGGATGTTCCTGTACCTGTCTTCATACCGGGTCTGGTGAACGCCGGCCCCAGGCACATTCAGCGCCTCTGAGACTATCGCAGTGGCCAGGCAGCGCAAGGCCCCGTGATACCAGCCGGGGAAGTCCCCGACATCGTCTTCGTCCACCATAGCTTCGACTTTGAGACTGAGCGTACTGGCCTGGCTCGGGGTCGGCCGCAATCTCAAGCGAATGGCCCCGCTTTCGTTCGTGTCAATCGCGTAGTGGTCTGGGAAAGAGGCGGTGAAGTTCTCACGGGGATCATAGCGGTAAAAGTCCCCCAGGCCGCCGTTGAAATACGTGAGAATCTGGCCCTCGGATGTGATTCGCACAGTGCGGTCCACGACCTGTACCACATTGGAATCGAGATCGACGTATGCCTGGTCGGCGACAATCGTTGCAGTCGTGTCTATCATCGACGTCTTGGGGACGTCTATCCCCCGGTCGAGCGTGAAGTCCACCAGCGCCTCGTTAATGCAATTGCGGATGACGAAGCGGTCGTTGCCGGTCATCTCCGCACGCTGGCCCCTGGCAGTGCGCACGGACGTCTCGATCATACGCTGCATAGTCGCCAGAGTTAAAGACCAAATTGCCATGATTAAACCTCGCTTACCAAGGAACCGCAACAAGGACAACGTAAACGTCCTTCATCGTGATCTGTGACGTCTTCCCAATCTGCATCGGTGTCGCATTCGCCCAATGTTCCCCGCCAAGGACATTGCGTACATTCCATGCCGACGTCAGTTATGCTTTGCATGGGAATCCTTGAAATGTGTGGCTACAAAATAAGGGCAAGGGACACGTTGTAAGGATTGGGTGTGTCCCTGCCCTGAATAGCAGGGGCCGGATTCGAACCGACGTAACACGATTATGAGCCGTGTGAGTGACCGCTACTCTACCCTGCGATAAATCAATAAATCCGTATACCCGTATGTCCTTTTTCACCGACAGCAACTTGCTTGAAGTCATCGACTGAATCGGTGGTCGTCTTACGCTTGGCCATCATGTGCAAGTCGGAGCCTGCCTGTGCGCCTCCCTCTGCGATCTTGTCGGTAATGGCCTGCTGTTCGCCTTCTCGTTGCGCCTTGAGCATCTCACGCAGCTTGCGAGCGTTGAGACTGCTCTTGTGACGCAGGTTCTTGTAGGCAAGACCGAACGACTCGTCTGGACCGAAGCTCCAGGCCACCGTGACGAGCTCGTGGTGATCGTACAGGACAATATACTTGTGCGCGGCATAGTTCCATCGCAGGTGCAGCTCGGAGTCGAGTTCGGTCAATTGGCGCTGCCAGTAGAGTTCACGAGTTCCGCGGGGTTCCCGCGAATGCGTGTCAAAGAAAGCGCGGATACGTAGTTTACTATCCGACCGCGGGCTGAGTTCGATGTTGGGGGCTATCATTGCACTGGTTTCCCAAGAAGACGTGTGCAGGTGGCAATCGCGCCGACAGTGGCTGTTCGCACTACTGTAAGCTCGGACAGTTCTTTTTTCTTCTGTGCGATAGCAGTGTCTGTGTTCACGAGGTTTCTCTCGTAGACTTTCAGGTCGGCGCGGACTCTCTCGGCCGTCACGGCTGGAGTTGAACCATCATCGGTCGTGACTGGCGCCTGTGCTGGAACTGTCTCGGCTGGGGTTGTCGGGACAGGTTCCGGCGTAGCCCCTGAAAACTGCGTGATGTTCGCATCGGCCGCTTCGGGACTCTGTGCGAGCGGGACTGTTGGCCCGGCCACCATGAAGGCTTCGGTTTCGTTGCGGGGCGGAGTCGCAGGCGATATCGCCGGCACGCTCGGCTCTTTGGGTCCTTCGGGTGTGTGTGTTCCTGGTGTCATGGGTTCTTTCCCTTCAATTGGTACAAGTTTCTGGTCTTGTGAGTAACATTTGGCACAGGCTTCAAGTGTCTTGCCTGGGATTGTACCGAGGTTTGGTTTGTACGTTTGGGTCGGCATTGTACTGCCACATCGTTCACAGGGCATCGTCTTTCCTTTCAAACTGGGGAACTGGGACAATTCCCAGCTCCCCGTTGAATATACGTCTGACAAACTCTGCGTCAAGACTTTTCTGAGAAAATCTTACGCATCAGGGATAACTGCGGTTCTGACAGCACCCAGGTTCGTGTAGGAGACAGCTATCCAGCCTGTTGCCGTATGGCAGACAAGCTCGATAACGTCGGTGTCGGTGCAGAGA